CAGTTTTGGGCGTATACTCAAACTTCTCGCCTAAGTTAAGATGGGGACTGGATTGTCCATTGGGATCTCCTCGGCAGTGATAGCAACAGGCTCTGTTACTACTTCCTCTGTGACAACTTCTGTGTCATTCTCTGCGTGGAACTCTACCTGGTCCTCCTCCTCCTTTGCGGACTTCATCGAAAGCGCTGTTGGTGCGGGGACGTCAGGAACACTAATCTGGTACTGGAAACTCTTAGGCTCATAGACACGAAGTCCATTTACCTTCAAGTACACAATCATCTCCACCTCTGTTGGCACGGTGTCATTAGCCCTCAACTGGTTGAGAACCGTTATGCTTACTGTTCCGAGGGAGTAATCTTGTACCAAATGGTCCACATCGTTGTTTCCTGAATGGTCCATCGTTCTCAGCCATTCCGTCCCTGCGGTCCAGGGAATCACGACTGATCCAGTACAGGTTTCATCGGAGTAATCAAGAATCCGACTTATGTAAACGTTACGATCCAGAACTGATGTGGCTGGAGTGCCATACCCTACTGTGACCATGAGTTTTCCTGCATGGAAACGCGTCTTGACAATCTCTATCTCCATCTCCACTGACTCACACTTCCACAAAGTGAATGAATTCATTATCAGCCACTGCGGCGATATAGTAGATGCTGTAGTAACCCTAGTCCAGGGCGGCAAATGCATCGATGAATCCAAACTGAAGGACCACAGCTGGGTCCCTGGGGGCTGGGTGGTGTCCCAGAAAACTGTATTGTCCCCAACTCCAAAAACTTGCACCGTCTTCAATTTCAAAATCTCCTCAAAACTCAATTCCTTGTTGTTGAACTTGAACTGCGTCTCCCGGTGCATTTCCTGGGGGTGCAACTGCAACGCATGTGTGGGAGCGACTCCTATAGCTCTGGATATTGATGGCAATTGTCCAAAGATGGGTATGGCTCCTCCAACGAGTGGTGGGTTATGCATTGGAATAGCTGCTGACACATCTGCTGTTAGGCTCTGCGTAGGGGCATTATCTGGCTTGAACTGTCCCTGATATGGCACATTGCCTGCAACATCAGATATAATCACGTTGTTGGTGTTGTTGATGGTTGAAACGTTGGCTCCCTGGGCCACGAACTGCATTCCTTCGAAGGGACCTGGCGTACTTAGTCCTCAATTCTCGAATATCGTTTGTCCTCGCAAGGAGGATCGTCCTCGTTGGTTCGAATCTCCTTCCCGTCACTATATCGGTCTTCCCCGACTCTGGAATGGGCCTTGGAATAGCGAATCTAGCATTAGGAAATCTCGTTCTCAGGGTGATGATCGCCGAATCAGAATCTCCGATCGTCCTTAGCTTACTCACAACCGTCATGCAAACGCTCCCCATGTAGTCAATATACTTGTCCCCGAAGGTGAATGTGTTCATAGCTGATCTGAAACACTTGTAATTGATCTTCAAAATTTGGGTTGAGCTACGGTTTGGTTCCAAAGTCACATGGTTCATCTGGAACAGCTGGCTTAGAGGTGGCTGGAACGTGGAAGCGACTCCCATTGTGTTCTCGTAGGCTGAAAGGGGAGCTTCCCAGACTATCAATTTCCCCTGAAGGGATGGTTGACCTGTAATTTCGATAATTAGCTCAACATCTGTCGTCATAAAGATGTATCTTGCAAAGGCCATGTTCTGCAAATTGTCTGTGTTTCCCAAGCCTAGGAGGTCCTGTGGTAGGAACAGCCTGGCGATGTTATCTCCCTTCAGATCGGCAGAAGACCACTCGATCTCCCCACGATACATCTCACTTTCAAGCCCATATTCAATCCCTTCATTGCGTGCATTTACAGCTTTGTTAGCAAGCGCGTCAAAAGCTAAGAGCAGAGGCTTGGACACTGCCACTTCTTGCGTCGTGGCAGTTACCAATCCAGGATCATTCTGGGCATGAAAGAGGTAACTCACCTGTGGATTTACCGCTTGAGTGACAAAACCGTGGAAGAAATCTCCTGAAGTTCTGCTCGCAACAACCTTGGCTAATGAGACCGGGTTGCGGCGAACAATACTGAACTCCAGTCCTTGTTCTTCAATTCCTTTCTTTATCTCGTCGAAGAGTTGGTAGTAGAAAGTTGGTCCCCAAACACTTGCGTACTCAAGGACGGTTTCAATTGTTGGCACATCATATTCAAATCCTTTCTTGCACCATTGCAGAGTCTGGAAGAGAGTACTTTTCTTAGAAGCCCCGCACCATAGTCCATCTATGATAACGGGGTGTGCTCCTAGGTACGTAATCTCTGAAAATTGCTTGGCGTGGTCCTCCAGTTCAGCTCCCTTAATGGAGGAAGTGTACTGTTGGTCAAGATGTTCGGCAAAAAGATCGCCTAGTTTCTTTGGGGTCCAATCAACTTTCGGGGTGACTGCAATAATGTGGTCATCACCAAGCGCGCACATTCTTATTTCATCTTCGAAGCGTAGTCCCGGATGTGTCTTAGAGAAGAGGTACCGTACATAGCCTTCGTTAACTAGGCAGTTAAGGATTGTGGTCCAAAAACAGCCGGAAGCCTGATTGCACTTAGTCCAATAATGAAACTGTGAAACCTGCATAGGAGTCTTAGTCTCATGATCGAC